ATCAGCCGCGCTATCTTCTATGCGAACTTGAGTTGGCGGAATGTAGAACCCAGTGAAATCCTGGTTCAAGACATAATTCTCATTGTCGAAAACTATGACATCTGAGTTAGCCCCAATTAGTGAATAGTTTACGTCTACCAATTTGCCACCACCTTAGCTCGTCTCATTGCTTGGAAGAGAGCTTGCTCGCTGTCTAAAGATACGTTAGGAGCCGCGTAGTAGTTCACCGTCTTAGCGTTACCATCTCCGATGCCCATCATTCTTTCAAAGTCTTTCAAAGGAGTTACGACCTCGGGTCCAGCTTCACCAATTATTGCCGTAGTAGCTTTGTCAACAAAACCACCTTTAGCTAACCTAGGCAATTCAACTTCATCTAAAGTTGGTAGGTTTACGCCGATACTAAATGCTGGTGTGAATGGTGTTGCAGGGATGTTGATTTTTATTCTGTTCAAAGCCCTGATAAGTTTGTTTGCACCACGAATGACGAAGTTGATAAACTTCTCAAACATACTGATGTATCCGTTGATGATACCCTTGAAGAAGTCTGTGATACCATTCCACACAGTTTCAAACAAGTCCTTGAAACCATTTACAGCTGAGTCAAACTTTTCCTTGAACCCATCCCAAAGGTCACCAATGAAACCTGTGAAAGTTTCCCACAGTTCACCTAGTTTACCTGTCGTAGTTTCCCAAGACTCTTTTATGTTGTCGACTATTGTCGTGAAGAAATCTCCGATTGCCTGACCGATGGTCATGAAGAAGTCTGCGAAGCCTTGCCAAGCTGTTGTAGCAAACTCGACTACAGCTGCCCAAGTGTCTTGGAAGAAAGTCGTCTTTGTGATTAGGTACACAATACCAGCAATCAGAGCCGCAACAGCAATAGCAACTAGAGTCATTGGGTTAGCCAGTAAAGTCATGTTCAAAATTGCTTGAGCTATGCTCCAAGCTTTAGTCGCAATTGTAGCTGCGTTGAAGATTACTAGTAGAGTTCCAAGGACAGATACAAATGTCACTATCGTTGGGATGTTGTCGCTAATCCAACCGAAGATTGCTTGAAATGCTGGGACTACTGTTTCGGTTATGTAAGTACTTATCTTCTCAAATGCAGGTACAAGCTTGTCTTCCATGAACGGAATGAATGTCGTTTGCAGGAAGTCTGTTAGACCCACAGCTACTGGAAGAAGTGCGTTACCAATTGCAAGTGTTAGGTTCTCAAAAGCAACCTTGTTTCTTTCAGCGCTTCGAGTTGCGTCCAATTCCTCAAACGCTAATGCTGTAGAACCTGCTGCTTTCTCCTGAGCAATCAGCTCGTTTGTAAACTTCTCAGCACCAGTTCCAGCAAGAACCTGTACAGCGGAAACCGCTTCAACTGAACCGAGCAGCTTTATCATTTTACCGTTGTTGCCGTCAGCATAATCGCTTACAGCTCCAAGAGCAAACTGGAATCCTTCGGCTTCGATTGCTGCTTGAGCAGATTCATAACCAAGCCCATTGAACAAGGCGGTCATCTCATCAGTTGGTCTCTGTAGAGCTGTTAGAGCTGCCTTGATTTGTGTCGTTGCTACAGTTGTCGGAGTACCTGCAGCAGTTAGACCTGCGATTGCTGCGTTGACTTCTTGGAAGCTCACGCCTGCGGCTGCGGCTCCAGGAGCTACCTGGAACATTGAGCTCGATAGCTCAGCGAAAGTTGTCTTACCACCCTTCACAGCAGTGAACATTGAGTCCGCTACGTTTTGAGTCTCAGACGCATCCAGACCGAATGCATTTAGCACGGTACTCAAACCATCGACAGCAGTATTTACGTCTGTCACACCTGCGATAGAAGCTTGTGAGGCTACCTGCAGGAACTCTAGTGCATTGTCCTTTGGCACACCTGCAGAAATTGCATTGTAGAGACCATTCGTAAGAATGTCTTGAGCAATTCCAAACTCGTTTGATACGCTCTTGACCGTGTCTTTGAATAGGCTGAAATCTTTTGCAGCAGCATCACCAACAGAACCAGTTAGCGTTACTACTTCAGTTAGTGAACCCTTTAGTTCGGTCGCTCCGTTTATTCCGTCTTTTAGGAAGTTACCAATGGCTACAGTTCCAAAAGTCGCAGCTGCAGTTGCTAGTATCGGTCCTAATGCAGCTTTGAACTTTGCTCCGAAACCATTGCCAACAGAAGTTCCAAGCTTATTGCCTACAGCTCCTCCGGCTTTCGCCGCATCTGCAGGTAAATCCGTCTTGAGGTACTTGTCAATCTCTTTAGTACCTGGAACTATGTTGACGAATGCTGACGCTAATGATGCCATTATTCCTCAAGCTTTCGATTATTCATCTGGTTCAGTCGGTCTATAACCTCAGAACGAGGTTGCCCGGTTCCACCAAGTTTACTTGCCCCATTGCTCTTCCAAGGTCTAGGGTAAGGTTTAGGTTTTTTCTTGCTGTTTACTTGAGCAAGTAAGTCGTACGTGTTTACAAGTACAGTCCATTCATTTGTGACTGGATACTTCCATTTAGCTAATGCAGAACACAGCCATGAATCTGACTGCTGAACTAGAATTGAAATTAGGTGAGCAGCTTCTAAGTATGTAACGCTTCTGCCAATTTCTAAGTAGCTAACTCCGAACCGACTTCTAAAGTCGTAAGCTGTTTCGGAAGGGTGGTCCGAGATTATCTCTCGAACCTTTATGCTTCCCCCAGGCCAGCTCCTTGAGTCCAACCTGAAATGAACTCTTGAAATTCTGCAGCCTTCATTGTGTCTAGTGCTTTTAGTGTGTCTGAATCTTCACCAAGCATCTCTTCAACAATGATGAATGTCATGTCTAATTCGTCCTTAGACTTCCTCGACTTGCGTAGAACTCCCATAGGAATGTCTGCGAAAGCAGGAATCTCAAAGGTCTTGCCATTGTGCTTGAACTTGTGCATTGCGGTCTCCATTTCGTTTGCGGTCTTTTTGAGGAAAGCCGAGGGCAACTCTGACCGCTAGAATTACCCTCGGCAGCTTTATGCTTTTTAGGCTTCGAACTCGCTGTAGAAGATGTCCGCAGTTCTGCCCGCAGTTGCGTAAGCAGTAACGGTAACACCGTACATTAGAGCCTCACCATTAGCAATGGTCTGTGCCTCAACAGAGAGAATCTCTCCAGTTGGAATGTAGTGACGGATAGCCTTGTCACCATCTACAACGTCAATGACGAAAGACTTGCTTCCACCAGTAGAGGATGGGTCTAGAGAAATCTTTCCATCTGTCATGGTTGAACCGAAGTAAGCTTCGATGACTGCTTGACTTGACTCTAGTAGAGCAAAGCTGTAGGTGACGGTAGACTCTGTGACAACCTCACGAACTAGGTCAGCGTTCTGCCATGCCCTAATCTGAGTTGTAGTCTTGTCTGTGGAAAACTCCACGCCATCAGTTGATACGTAACCTAGGTCAACGAATGCAGCGTCTAGAGTTGATGTGCTTGTTGTTGGTGCAGTAGTGTCAGCTGGAGCAACGTACACCCGTCCAGTGATACCTACCACAACGTTATCGGCTGTTAGTGCCATTTTTTATTCTCCTAATTAGGGGTGTGTTTGAGCTTATGCTCGGTAATTCCGCAAAGCGGAAGACTAGAAATCAGAGCCTTTGACTATCACTTCAACGTCTAGACTCCGGCGTTCTTGTTCGCCTTCTTCAGTTGTTCTTACAGGTCCAAGTCGAACATCAACTTTTTTGATGTGTTCTCCTACGGCTCCTCTGATTAGGCTCTCAACTAAGAGGCCCAAAGTATTGGCCCTTGCGTACGTGTTCGCATAGACCTCTAACGTGACGGTTGCAACTTTTGTCACGAACTCAACTTCGTAATTGTACGCAGCAATCACGACAACTTGTTCAGTTGGTTGGGTATCATCTGGCTGAGCTTTCTTTGTGGCTACCCGAACAGACGATTCTCCTGCACTAGTTAGTGCACTCTTCAGGTAAGACACTAGAGTAACTTCAATGTCTGGAAAAATTACCATTGACTACCTTATCTGACTATAAAGGGCAGCACGAAGATGAGTGACACCGTCACGCTTCTGAGTGTACCAATAAACTTTCATGAATGTTTCTGGGTTAGCATTCGAGTAGACTCTCGCTTGCGGTTTCCTCTGAGTATTCCATTCAACTCTAAAACCTGCTTGAGAGTAACCGTCAATCGTTCCGCCTGGACCCTTCTCAGCAGATGAAGCTGTTGATTCAGCTTTTGCTTTCACTGAGTTTGCGACGTTTAGTATCTGGTTCTTGACGGCTGGTTCATTTAGAACTTCGCTTTGCCAATTTTTATTTATCTTGACATTACTAGCCACGAACCTGCCTAACTCTTACGACAACACCAGGAACAAATCCTGGCCAAAGCTGCTGCCATTCTTGCTGGTTGCCGTCCTTCATCCACATGGTTTCACGAATCTCAAACTTGTCGCCATCTTCGATTTGTGTTCCTGCAGGAAGGTACAACATTAGTGCTGCATTCACAGGGTCTTCAGCAATTGCTGGTGGTTCTGAACCAGTTTCAAAGGCGAACAATCCATTGCGGACTAGTATCTCTGCCGTTGAATAGGTCGGGTTACCATAACTGTCAGTTCCAGTTTCAGTTCTCCTGTGGATGATTATGGGTTCATCAGTCCTTACAATCACGAGTAATCTTCCCAAATCGTATCGTAGTAAAGTGTGAACACATCTGCAATTGGAGGATGTGCATTTGCACCCTGGTCAATTTCAAATGCCTTGCCCGAGTTCGTGGGTGCAAGCATAATTTTTTCTTGAGGCGTCATCCAAATGTCTGAATCGCCAAAGCTTCTTTGCTGACTGAATGGTCCTGTTACTTGTTGCCATGCATTCAATCCTTCAGGATTCCTGAATAGACGTGTCACCATTCTCACGGTAACCAATGTCACTCTATCTTCAGGTAAAGTCCCGGCATCTATTCTGTCCTGGATTCCAGGGTAATCAGAAAGGATTACAACTTCGGCGTCATCGATTAGAGCCTGAAGCAAATCCGTATCATCTGGTACATCACTGCCGACCCATCTGTCGATTACGTCTTGCGGAGTTGTCCACGTGCTCATCTGCGCCTTTCAGTGTTCTTGATTGAGGAGAGTACAGGGGTCTTGACTGTTGGGCCAAGACCCCTGCTAACCTAAGTTATTAGGCTGGAACCTCGTCAGTTAGAAGACGGAATGCATCAGCATCTGATACAAGGAATCCGACCTCAATCTCAGCTAGAACAGCAAACATGTTCTGCTGGAACAGGTTGATGGTGTCCTCACCAACGGTTAGTGACGCCTGGTCGCTAATCTTGATTTGTACATCCTCGACAGTTCCGTACATTGCCTGAGACCAGTCACCAGCGAATCCGATAGTGTTTGGTGTTCCTGCAGCATAAGCAGCACGGCTCTTGAATACGCTGCGACCAAGAACGGTTCCGATAGAACCATCAGTCGACGCGTTGTTGATGAATAGAGGACGGTCGTTTCCATCCTTCTCACCGTATAGCAACTGCTCTCCCTGAGGAGAGAAGATTAGCCCGTTCATGTCGTAACCAGCAGCAGCAATTTCACCAAGAGCTGTGACGGTTCCGTCGTAAACTGAAGTGCCTAGTCCGATGTCAGTTGAACCAGATAGTACAGAGAATCCGCTACCAGGAGCAGTTCCGTGCATGATGGTTGAGTCGAACTTCTTAGCTAGTGCCTGTGGAAGGCGACCAACTAGAGCTTCGTAAAGTGCCTGCTTGTCGCGACGGAACTCGTTAGAGAATGTCTCGATTACAGCCAGCTTGTATGGAGTCATGGTCTTGTTAGCTACAGTTGGGTTAGAAACTGGCTTGACTGCAGTCTCCCCTACCCAAGCAGCAGTCGGCTCACCAGTAATCTGCTGGAATGATACACCAGAACCTGGAAGAGCGACTCGACGTGAGACTCGCTGGATAACTGAGTCTTCTGCTACCTTAGCAAGAATC